GAGTGGCTAAAATTGAATAGACCGTGTTACTCGATCCGTCACCGGTGTAAAAGCGACAAATACCGGATAGATCTCTAGACCGCAATCGCATTGTCTGTACACGATCAGCACCTCTCAGAAGCATGGTGTCATAATATCCCCAAGTCTGCGTCATTAATTCACGCAAGCCGTCTGATCCTCCAGTCCACGGATGACGTTCGACGATTGTCCCCACAGCCCGTGGGAGATATCCTCCAACTGTACCTCCGAAATCCTTTCTCAAGAACTGTCCCCGTCCCCTCTCGACATAAAACTTCCTAAAGTTTGAGTCCATCCCTGCATCTGCCGCTATCTCTGCCAACTCAAAAAGAGGCAACCAATCTTGAGTATTGACGCTAGCATCATCACCCTGATAGAACTGACTCTTTATGTTGAAAGGAACTGGGAATATCCTCATTGCGCGACAAACGGAACCAATGTAGCACCTACTACACACTGTGCCTATCAAGGTAGTGAAGCGTAACCCGGACATCAAACCACTCCGAACCTTGAACTCATAATCCTGTTTTCCTCTGACGTGGAGCGTAGCGTCTTTGAATCCCTGCCTCACCAAGTCGTAGATTGACATGACATGATCAGCCATCTCGTCAGGGACTGCCCGCACCAGTATTGGTTTAATCACTCGCTCCAATATCTCGTCGATTTCGACAAGGGTTGGATGTTTGTCGAATGATGCAAAATCCCAGGGCATGACACATTCCCCTCGTAGGACACTTTCAAGCATACTGATCTCTCTCAATACCTGCTGAACTCCGTTTTCTTCGACAGAGGTCCAATCCCACGAGGTCCAGAGCTTGGGCATGAATGAAAGTAGGTATGACTGAAGGAGGTAACTGTTCATATCTGCCATTACCGCCATTCGGTTCTTTCCCCGCTCCTCTTTCTTCAGGCTCTTGCATACTTGCGCATGCCCCATCGCCATTGCTTCACGCGCTAAGTCTACAGGATTAACAGTTTCACTGAACAAACCTTTGGTCATCATCGCCTTCCTGTGCTTTACACCACTCGAACCGTGAGTGGACCATCGTTTAACCTCTGAGACCCAATCCTCAAACACTAGACCGTGACAATCCACTCCTACCGTGTCTACTTCTCCCTGGATGATGTCAAGTTCTCCGCAGAATAGAGTCATAAAGTAGTCGTTACTCCCGAATATTGCCTTTTCGACCCTTGACTGAGACAAGGTGACAGCTGAGTCAATCAAGAATTGATCTGTAACCTCTCTCGTATCGTGACCGAATAGGTCCTGCAAGTCAACAAACCACCTATAGTCAAATCCTAGTCCCTCGAACAGGCGTGGATGCTTATTAGCGACCACGCCTATTTCCTTAGCCCAAGCGACGTAACATCCTACATTAGTACTCAATAAGCCACACTGAACTAGGAAATCGTAAACTTCATCTGTTTTCTTGACAGTTATCAAATACGCTACAACCCCCCGCCAAAGTGGACGATCCCACTTTCCTTCCTCCAAAAGTCGATTAAGTTGTTTTAGCCAGGCCTTACCAGCAGCTACTGAGGACAGAGTTTCGGATCTAATCCTCTGAATCACATCAGACTTCTTAGTTCTTTCCGAATCGTATCGATCGTCACCGC